CGCCGTCTTTGCGCCCTCATAACGTCCATACGGGTGCGTATCTCTTCAATGGTTAGGACATCTATCATTCAAACCCCAGTGCCTTGAGATAGTTTCCGACCTGTTTCTGTACCTGCGCCTGCCCAGGGTGGTCAGATTCAGCGTCCTGCACCTCTTTTTTGTCTCTAGTAAGGCGCATTTGGATCAGTCTTGGCTGCACCTGCTCTGCATACGCCGCCGCAGCCAGTGCCGCAGCAATCACGCGGTCATCCTTTGACCTACCGGCGGCGGCAATCGTGCCACCGTCCCGCACAATGCCCTTCATTTCGTCGATGCACTCTTCTGAGTAGATATTGAGCATCCCGCGCTCAAAGTAGTCTTTGAGGTAGTTGAGCATCCTCTCCTTGCTAGAGTGAGTAGTCACCCACCCTATGCTGTTGGAGATGCCGAAGGAGTCGTTTCTTCTCCACATATAGTGGCTCATGTGGGCTAGGACGTTGTGTAGTTCTCTGGCCTGCTGTGGGGGCAGGGAGGTGGCTTGGCGCTTAAGGTTTCTGATCTCGTTGATGACGGCCTGGCCTGGGCCATTGACCTCAAGGTTCAGCGTAGAGTTCGTATAGGCACCGGCTAGGTAACAGATTAGCCAAGCGAACTGATAGGTATTGAGTTCGCTGGTAGCAAACTCGGCAACCTGATCCATACCGTCTGCGTAGCATCTAAAGACTTGCAGGCAGAAGCGATCTGCCCAGTCTGAGGAGCCGTAGGCTGGGTCTGCGCCTATGACGTAGTAGCCAGTGGAGACGGGTTCTTCCCAGATCTTGAGCGTACAGAGGCGCTCAGATGACTTAATTAATTGTGTGTCTTGGAAGTTGGCACCCATGCTAAACCGATAGGGTACAAATGCCTGCCGTTTGGCAGCCTTCATCATGTCGGTACAACGTGCGGTAGAGAAGAAAGAACTACCCGTCATTACGAAGGCGTAGTCTTCAGTGGGTGGAAACTCCTGATACATCAGGCCATCGTCTTTAAGGCCTTCGTGCAGCTTCCAACGCCACCAGGCGATCTGCCTACTGTTGACCTCGTAGTTGTAGATCTTACGGATGTCCTTAGTCCACTCCTTCTCTTCTACGGATAACTTACCGTCCCAATAGACTTTGTATACGTCTGAGTTTGGGTCAGCAGAGTAGAACTGGTTTCTCCACCAGCCAACGAAGATTGCCTTCTGGGTTCTCGCACGTTTAGCGGTAGTCCACATATCGTGGAACATATTGAAGCCACGGGCGGTACTCTCAAACATATAGTAGCGAAGGGGGTTAGTCTCCGCTAAGGAGGCTAGCAGGGAGGCTAAGCCCTCTTCGTCGCCCCAGGAGGATGTTTCCGTGCCGTGTAGGAAGGTGATTCCCTTACCGCGTCCTAGACCGCCTTTAGCGCGTATACCGGCTACTTGATAGAAGAGGCGGCTACGGTTCTTCAAGACCATCTGATTGCGGTTATGGCTCATCAGAGGAATCTTGTACTGCTTGGGTAGCCCGTCCATATACATGGCTAGGGTGCTACGGAACTGCTCCCGGTTCTCTTCTGTGTCGGTAGTGAGTGTGCCCTGCATACCGGCATGGATAAAGTGCCAATAGAGGTCTAGGGCTAGGCTGATGGTAGTAATCCCTAACTGCCTACCTTTAAGCACGACAAAGAAGTGCTTGTCTTCAGCCAAGCCTCTAGCAACCTCGTCCATGACGTAGGTCTGCGTACCGAGCAGTTGATGCCCAAGAGTGAGCATCCCTTTTTCTTTACTCTCTATCTTTAGGTGTTTACAGAAAAGATAGAACTTCTGACGGTCAAAGTTCATTTGCCAAACTTATAAGTGACCTCATTAGCCCAGGGGCGGGTAGGATTTAACTCAATCATGCGCTGACTTAGTGCCTTAAAGTTATTGCCGCCCATGTTGCCTAAACCGTCTTTAGAGAGTCTGTAGTTCATCGTAGCCTTACCCGTACAGCCACCCTTAAACTTCGCCTCTACGATGGCTCTAAGCACCACCCTGTCCATCCATTTCTGGTGTTGCCAGAAGGGTGCCACCTTCTGAGCAATGTCCGTCCTCATGGCTAGGCAAGAGGTATCCACATGGTATTGGCCTGCATGGTTCTTCAATAACCCCAGGGACTCACACTCATCCATGCAGGCAAAGGAACCGTCATCCTCGACAATGTTTCTGAGCGAACAAGTCCAGTCTAGGTTATGCCTCTCCATGAGACCGACCACCGTCTCGACATGATCTTCCTCGTACCAGTTATCGTCATCTAGGAAGAGGATTACGTCTTCGGTAATCATGTATGCCGCCATCGCATTGATACGGGAGCAGGTATACATATTCTTCCCCGTATTGTTTGGCAGGGGAATGATTGTCGTGTTCTCAGCCAGATTAGACTGTTCTATGACATTCCTAGCCCTTTTCTCCACCTCTGGGCCGTCTATGAAGATGTAATGGCGAGCAGGTCTTGTCTGCCGAGCCACACTCTCTATAGCCTCCATAAGACAGTCCCTGCCGATGGTACTTGTCACTACAGCGGGTAGGAGTCTCATGTCAGCACCCCATACTGTGTAACCCGTCTAGGAGCGTCTACACGGTCTTCAGGGTTGAGGTATATGACCTTCCTCTTCTTCAACTTCTGGGACTTCTCTGCGAGGTCTCTATTGCTCTCTGTGAAAACATCCACCTCTTCGTAGTCCTTATACGGTTTCTGCTTGGCAGGTACTCCGCAACCTGAGCAGAACCTCTCTACCTGAGATCTCATCTGTAGGAGATGCTTCTTCCACCAGCCATCCTCTATCGGATAGCCATAGTCTGTACCCCTAGCCAAGTCGAAGGATGCTGCTACCTCGCAGAAGTAGTACCGCAACTCCCCCTTGTTCTGCACAATGGATGCCGACCATTCGCGGTTGATGTCACATTGGCTGATTTTCATCCACATCTCTGGCTCTGGATAAAGATCTTTAACAGCAGTCAGCAGGGGCGCATGGTCTGCGTGTTCCACATAGTTCCAGACAATGTTCTCCTCATCGTCTGCCTTCATCTTCTCAGCCAAGTCCGTAAGCTGCTCTCCCGCCTTCTTCTCCCCATGTGCGTTTAGGTTGTAAACCCCAAACGTCTCCTCAATCACCTTCCTGTGCTTGAAGTAATTATTCGTCCACAACCCCCTTTGCTGCTTACATGGCACCTCTTCTCTAAATATCTCGCACAACTCCTCAAAGTTCCTGTGCATACAGGGATTGCCACCAATCATTGCCACAATCCCTCTATAACCTCTTAGGCTTCGTAGAGCCGTCCTAAAGTTCTCAGGCGTCATCTCCCAAAACCCCTCTTGGTTCTCCAAAAGCCTAGTGCAGTTAGAACAAGCCAGATCACACTTATTGGTCACATCCACACAGATGATCCCCATCTGATGAGGACTCCTCATCGTATACATCGCATACTCAGCGTTCATATCCACCCCCTCGCCTTCATCTCTATCGTCAATTCCTTCAACACCCGTTGAAAGAAATCCCAGTTCTGATGATCCTTATCCATCCTCTTATAAAACCAATACGACTCCTTGCAATACTGCTCCCCAATCTTCAACGCAGTCTCCACTACCTGCCTGACCTGCCAATCCAACCCACCAACCTTCAACTTACCCTCCACACCCTAATACCCTCCCCCTCCTTACGGCAAACATATACACGCCCTAACCTCCTACCCTTTACCCTGTTGTAGTTACATAACAAGTTCATGTTCCCATCTGGCACATAGAAACTCTCTCCCACCTGCATTAACTCATACGGGTACTCATGCCTCACCCTCACCCTCGGTAACTCTATCCCTCTCTCAATCTCATACATAACACTTCCCTCCTTTGAACGTAGTGTAGATCAAAAAGGGAAATACCCGTTTTCTTTTGGGGCGGGAAGCGGGATGGGGCGCGCAAACCGAGGGGGTGCCTGGCCCATCGATGTCCCACCAATACACGTCATCACGGCGTCCAGATCAGACCATGCCCGTGAATGCCTTTTATCGGGCGTATAAGACGACGTGTCTTTTACCCTAGCCTACCCATTGCCGATGACCCAGGAGGGGCAAGAATACCTATCTGCCGGGGGCGGGATGGATACCAATCCCCATACGATTGTCCCCATGCTCTTATGTTCTCCCCTA